AATATCGAGCTGTTGATGGTGCACCACCTGTTTCCGCTGTTCCACGTCGCGGTGGGGACCGAAAAAGCCCCCTGCCAGTACACCGTGGATGGGATGAGCGAGATCGACAAGGTCCGTATGCTCATCCAGGAGATGCCGAAGGAGGGCGTCTTCGTCACCGATGAGCGTGTGAAGATCGACGTCCACGGAGCTGCCAAGGAAGGCATCGACCCGAATCCCATCCTGGCGCATTACAAGAAGCGCATCTTCACCGGCATGGGCGTGAGTCCCTTGGATTTGGGAGAAGCCGATACCGGCAACCGGGCCACTGCGGAGAACGTGTCGCAGAACCTGAAGGATTCGATCAAAGCCGATCTGGACTGGTTCGGCGCCCAGGTCTCCATGTTCCTGTTCAAGGAGTGGTTCCAGGAAGCGCCCAGCGCCCTCTCGGTGCAGAACGCCGTGGCCGACGTCGCTCTCGAATGGCACGAGATCGATGTCGATACCCAGATCAAGAAGGAAACCCACGCCGCCAATATGTTCAACAATCACGGCCTGGATCAGAACGAGTACCGCAAGCGCATGAAGCTCAAGCCGTTGAACAAGGAGCAGGATAAGACCACGCACTTCGGCAAGCACGTGGTTGGAATCGAAAAGGTCAAGCACGGCCACGCCAAGGAGATCCTCGACATCCAGCACGAGCACGCCATCGAGCAACAGAACTCCGCGCCGCAGACCAAGACCACCAAGGTCACCCGCAAGCATGTCAACGGGGCTTCTTCCACCCGCGAGATCACCGAACCGGTCAAGAAGGCCGTGGCCAATCTCATGCAGCCGACCAATCAGCACGGGAAGAACCTGGATCCTCATAAAGCTCGCAGTTCGCAGGACCCCGACCTGCTGAAGAAGCTCTACGACGGATTCCTTAGTCTCAGCGAGATGTTGAGCAACGAAGACCAGTGGGATGCGGAATCGGCCAGCATGGTCGATGCGATGTTTCCCGGCCCCGAGATGCTGTCGGTGCGTGAAACCCTGAAGAGCTACGTCCGCATCTCGAACGATGCGGATCTGCTGTGGGCGAACCTCACGACATGGGCCTTGCACCCCATCCCGGGTGAAGCCGAAGAAGGTTTGCTGGCCGCGGCCGCATAAAAAATCGCGCATCGCGATCTGCGCCACCTATACTATCCAGCCCATGAACGAAGTGTATGACTCGAAAACGGTAATCCTATGCCACGAACACCGCAAGTTCCCGCCCCGCAACCGAAGCTGACGGCTCCGATTGCGACCTCCGCTCAAGGCGTTCCCTTGAACGCGTATATCAACATGCACAACCCCGGCGGCGCCGCCAAGTCCCCTGGGCAGCTCTTCCGCGAAGCGGTGCTCAGCTCCGGAACCGTTCAGGGGTCTTCCTAAGAAGCAATGGTCCAGCCGGTCAAATTCCGCATGCGCGACTTCGTGACCTTCAACGTGAAGGCCGCGGAGGGCGGAAAGCTGTACCTCCACGAGTGCAAGGACTCGAAATCGGAGACCGGCTTCAGCCTGCTGACCTGGGTGGACGCCACGCACGCCGGGCTGGTGAACGGCAACATGCGCTTCTACCGTCCGGACATGGTGCAGGCCGGCTGCCACACCTGGGTGGACGCGAAGCGATCCAGAAAGCCAGTGCTGGTGCGCCACGACGCGGATTCCGATCCGCTCGGCCGGATTGTCGAAGCCAAGTACATCGACGAGTCGTATAAGTACGTCGCCCAGTACGAGAAGGTCAAGAGCCTGCTTTTCTACGATTCGATCAGCTCTAAGCGTCTCGACCTGTTCAAGTCGGTGGATTGGGTTTACAGCACCCTCCAGCGCCGCAACCGCGATTACGCCGGCCTCGGCTACATTTCGCTTGGGCTCAACGTCACCAACCCCGATGCGATCGCGAAGATCCAGCGTGGCGAGTACGCCACCGTAAGCGTGGGTTTCCAAACGGACGCGGCGTACTGCTCGGTATGCCACCAGAACTGGTCCGTGGACGGCAAGTGCGAACACCGGTTGGGCGAGCTGGTCGATGACAAGCGCTGCTTCCTGATCAGCGGGAACTTCGACTACGAGGAATGCTCCTTCGTGAACTTCCCCGCCGATCCGTTCGCCAACGTGAAGAAAGCCGAGTACATCAACAGGGCGAAGGACAGTCTGGCGCTTCGGGTTTTCCTGCTGGGCCGGTCCTTCGACGAAGGATCCGGGCTGCTGCGGGTTACCGATAGCCTACCGGCGGAGTGCGCCGACATGCTCGAGGCCGATATTCAGGTGGTCTCGGAAGACGACGAGGAGACGGACATGGAATTGGATGCGATTCGAGCCGAAATCACTTCGAAGGAACTCAAACCGGAACGCGCTCACGAGCTGGTCGCGCAACTCGAAGGGAACGCCGACGCCAAGCGGCTGTTGACCACCCTCAAGGCGAAGATCACCAAGAACGGTTGGAACGCCGATAAGACCGTCCTCACTAAGGAAGACGTCGAAACCCGGATCGCTGGCCTGTCGGACACGCTGATCCCGCTGTCGCCCGCCGCACGCAAGGCTTACCTGGACCGTTTGGAAGCCGACGCCGGCGCCCTCGGGCTGGAACTTCCGCCGGTCGATCTGGACGAGTTCATCGAGGAAACCTGGGATCTGGCCGCGCTGCCGGAGGAAGACCAGGCCTTCTTCAACCAGGGCGAAGACGCGCTGTACGACTTGATGTGGGCAGCCGAAGACGGTGCGGATGCTGTGGCCCCGTCGCAAGACGGGAAACTGTCAGGCGCCGAACGCAAGAAACTGAAGGGCTCTACCTTTTGCGGCCCCAACCGGTCGTTTCCGGTGAATGACTGCTCCCACGTGACCGCGGCCAAACGGCTGCTCGGCCGGGCCAAGGTCAGCGAAGCCACCAAGTCCAAGATCCACGCCTGCGTCGATCGCAAGGCCAAGTCCATGGGCTGCGGCGGGGAAAAGGGCGAGAAGAAAGACGCCGCTCCTCAGGTTCTGACGCTGACTGACGCTAGCGGCGCCGTGCTGAACCTCACGGACGCGAAGAACGGCGAAGCCATCGTAAAGCACGTCGACGCGACGCGCGCGCTGCATGACAAGCTCGAGGACGACAACGAGAAGTCCATGTTCCGTAGCGCCATGGGCGCCTGCATGGAAGTCCTCTCGGCGGAAGGCTGGCTCAGTTATATGAAGGGTCGGGTCACCGCCAAGGACGAAGTCCTCGTCAACAAGCTGGAATACGATAGCCTTCACGACGGCGTCGAGGCCTACGACGCGGAGCGCAAGAAGCTCCAGGATTCCAACCTGGCTTTGAGAAAGACCAATGTGGCGCTTCTGAAAGATCAGAAGCGCGCCCTGGCCACCCGGATTGTGATGTATTCGGTTCTCTCCGGCGAGGTCGGCTTCAAGGGCCTTTCCGCCGATCAGGTGAAAACCGAGATCGAGGAGCGGACCACTCGGCAGTTGGTCAGCCTTCAGGACGCCCTGAGCGACCTGATCAAGAAGCTCGAAATCGCGGTTCCCGCGGAAGAGAAGCTCGTGGACGGCGCGCCTCTGGCGCCCAAGCCGGTTGACGACAAGACGGCCATTGCGGATAGTACCGATCAGCCGCAGGAGTCCACACCGGGCTCGAACGAAACCCCGCGAGGTGACGGTGTAGCAGTACCGGTAGCCACCCTGGACGATCTGCGCTCCATGCGCAAGAGCGCCTCGGTAGCCACTTACCGGCGCCTGAAGAACGATTCCAAGTAAGGGAGTAACATCATGGGCTTTGACGTAAACAACAACTTTCGCGGGACCTGGTACGGTAAAGATCGGTTGGGGATGACCACCCCCGACTGTGACGCGTCCGATCCCTTGCAGCCTTTCTTGCCTGTCGGCTATCCGGCTCCGTGGCTTCCGATCCGGCGCAGGGATGAAGGGCACCCGGTTGCGGCGGGCGTCGTCCTGTCCTCGGGCTATCTGGTCGGTGTCGACAAGTCGGGCGGACTGGTTCCCGCCGGGATGCGCAGCGGCAGCACTGGGCCTGGCGGGCCGTACGTTGTGCTCGTCTACGGCAGCGACGATGTGGGCTTCAGCTACAACCCGCAGGCTGCTCGGAAGGTCCTGACGACTGGGGAATACGCCCTGATCGGCGCGCCCAGCGATGTGGCTGGCCTGATTCCCAACGTGACGGTCACCACCACCGTGGCGACGGCCAACGCTCCCGCGACTGCGGTATTCGTGGATGGCGCGGCTAGTTCCGGCGCCAGCGGCGCGGCTCCCGTAGCAGCGGGAACCATCGCGAGCGTTTCGGTGGGAACGTACCTGTCCTTCGCGGGCGTCTCCGGAGTTTCCCGCGTGACCACGCTCAACGGCCTTACGGCCACCCTCGACCAGGTCGCCAGCGCTGTGAACGGCGCCGCTGTCAGCATCGCCCTGCCGGTCATCAACGGCGTGCAGATCCAGGCCGCTGCCGTAACCTTCGCCCGTACCTGTGATCTGATCCCCGGCGGAACGGCGCGCGCTCTGGGCTATGCCCTGCGCAACACCTACCAGTACCTGGGTGGCGTGCGGATCTTCGATCCGACGGGCGGCATGCTGTATCTCCACGAGAGCATGAACCCGAGTGGGTACACCGTTACCAACTACATGCACGAGATGATGACGGCCATCCGGACTTCCTTCGTTCTCCGCATGCCGTGGATCGGTGCGACGCCCAACACTCTCCAGGCGCTGGCGACTGCCGATGGTCTCACCGCCCTCGGCTACGTCCAGGACGACTGGAGCCGCTCCTTCACGCACTTCACCGGTCCGGTCGGCCGCGAATACGGCCAGTTGTTCCCGGGCTGCTCCGTGGTCGCCAGCGACCAGAACGGCGCCCTCGATGCGGGTCACTTCTCCCCGTACAATCCGGCGTGGCACTGCCCCGACCAGATTTGCGGCCGCGTTCTCGGCGTCGAGAAGCTTTTCCCGATCAAGGGTTTTGCGGATCGCGTGCGCACGCAGTTCGACCGGGCCCAGGAATTGGTCGGCCCCTGGCGTGAGCCGAATCCCGTGCAGATGATGATGGGTGGTTCCGCGACCCGCGGCATCGACTACCAGGTCAACATCGGCAACAACGGGATCTTCCGGATGGCCAAGGACAACGGCAAGCCCCTGCACGACGAGTACGCCACGTACGTCTACGTGCTGGTCAACACGCAGTAAGGACGACATGTTGAAGCTAGCGCCAGCGGTCTCGAACGGGAAGGCGGTTTTTATCGGTGATGAACTCCGCTGCCAGGCGCCGCGCGCCGAATCGCGCGGCGATGGGGTGTGCAATAAGCTCATCGCCAAGTTCAACCGCCTTCATCAGATCGCTGGCCAGTTTCGATGTGAACGCTGCAAGCAGGAAATCGAAGTACGGATGGTCCCCTCCGGCCTGCCGGCTTCTCCGTTACACCCCGCGGCGGTCGCAAGACCCGCTCCGGTCAGAACAGCAGTAAGTCAATCCCCGAGGCTCGAAGAAGCCCAAATCAAGTCGAAAGAGGCTTCTTCATGAGAAAGACCGTTGATCAGATGAGCAAGGACGAGCTGGTGCAGCTTGCTCGTTTCGACTCCATCATCAGGAACAACGGGTTCGACCCTGAGACCGAGCGGAACATCCCCATGAAAGACGCGCTGGACATCCCGTCCGCCGCGATCATGATTCCCAGAGTCCTGACCCAGTTCGTACAGGAAGGCGTCGAGCCGTTGCTGATTGGCACCAGCCTCCTCCAGAGGGTGGAGTACCAGCCTGGAATTCAAACCGTGTATCCTGCGATCGACGTATTGCAGGCCCGCGAAGTTGGCGACGGCATGGCATTGCCGATCTTCAACATCAACATGGCCGGCGGCCAGAGCTTCGGCATCACCGTCAAGCGCCACGGCCTTGCGCTGCGCGTGAACGCGCGCTTCGTCGAGAACAACAGCTATCCCTGGCTGTCGTATTGGATGCGCTTGGCCGGAAACGCCCTCGCGCGTCACAAGGAAGAGCGCATTTTCTCGTTCGTGTCGTCCATCGGCGCCCTGGCGTTCGACAACTCGGTCGCTTCGCGCACCACCGGCGCCGCCCGTCAGCCCGTTCTGGGCCACACCACGGGCCGCAACCTCAAGGGCCAGTACAACGGCTCGGTGGTTCTCGACGACATCTTCGACATGTACAGCATGATCCTGTTGCAGGGCTACATCCCGAACACGATCCTCATGCACCCGATGTCGTTCCTGATGTGGGTCCGCGACCCTGTCATGCGCGAATTTGCGCTGACTGCCGGCGGCGGTTCCTTCTTCGGGCAGTTCACCGGAAACGCGAGCGCGCAGGCCTTCGCCGGCCAGTACAACTGGGGCGGCCTCGGTCAGGGCCTTGGCCAGACCGGCCAGTACGTCAACGGCCAGCTCGTCGGCGGACAGCAGTCCACGGTTCAGGGCTTGGCGCAGTCGCAGACTAGCGCGCCGGTGATCCCGAACTACCTGGGGATCCCCTTCCGCATCGTGGTCAGCCCGTTCGTTTACTTCGATCCGGAATCGAAGACGACCAACTTCATGATGTTCGACAGCCGGAACCTGGGCGCGATGATCGTCGCCAAGGACCCGCACGTGGTGGCCTGGGATGAGCCCCAGTACTCCATGCACAACGTCGGGATCATGGAGGAATATGGCCTGGCCATCTTGAACGAAGGTCAGGGCGTCGCCGTCGCGAAGAACATCCGTGTGAAGAGCAACGAGTTCGTGTTGCCTGCCCGCGCCATGTTCGACATCGCCGGTTCCACCACCTTCCAGGGCGACGCCTACGGGCAGGACCCTCAGGCGTTCTCGACCACCGTCAACGGGGAAGCGGTTGCCCCGGTCGACGTCAACAGCCAGTAATCGATCCGCGAGGCCGGACCCTCCGGCTCTGCCAGATCTTCGAAGGAGAGTTCAGGGACGGCGGCCCGACTGGCCGTCCGTCCCTGTTTCGTTTAAGGAGCAGAACGAACGTATGCCGAACGTCATCTCAATGTCTGCCCGGCGGAAATCCGCCCAGCAGTATCCCGAACTTCCCAACTATGCCGGCCGCTTCTTGTGCCTGAACCCCGAGAAGGCCACCACGTTTCAGTGCGGCGGCTTTTTGCTCGGCCCGCGGCGCGTTTCCGCGGTCGTTCCGGCGAACGCCCAGATGGAACCTATCGAGCGGGCGCTCCAAGCCGGAGTTCTTCTTGACATCACCACGAGCGGCGAAATCAAGACCGAGCATTTCGCCTTGCAGTCGCCGGTTGAGGACGACACGAACAAGAAAGTCTACTTCACCGAGGTGAAGGGCGAGATGGTGGCCTTCGGCACCGAAAACCCGGCCGAGCAGGAAAGGCTCGATGCGCAGGTTGCGCGCGGCAAGCTCGAGCTGCCGCCCGGATTCGAAGACGAAGACAAGTACCTGCTGAAGCTGCCGGCCGAGGAACCGCCCAAATGCGTGTCCCCGCGGAAAGCCGCGTTGACGGAAGCCGAACAGGCCGCGCTTGCCCGGTATCGCAAGCTGAAGCCGTCGAAATTGAACCTCTGGGGACGTCTCAGGAAGTTCTTGGGGCGTAAAGGGAGAGCATGAGCGCACCAGTTCTTGTCAGCATGTCTCCGGCGGCGGCCGAGATCGATGTCGTGTTGGGCACGGGCATAGAGGTCGCGTTTGACCAGCCTATAGACCCGACGACGGTCAACGCCAGCACGTTCTCGCTGATCGGGCCGTCGCCGGCGGAGATCATTACGCCGGAGAATCTCATCAAGGCGGCTCCGGTCTCAACCGGCCGCGCCGCCGTTCCTGGCAAGTTCTCCTTTCCCTCTCCGGATCAGTTCCTTTTCACTCCCGCCCGGCCGCTCGAACCCAACGCGAAGTACACCGTGCTGATCGTCGGGGCCGGGGCGACCTTGGTGCTGAGCGGCGTCAAGAACCCCGCAGGGGATATGCTCGCGCAGTCTATCCAGACCACGTTCCAGACGGGGACGCTGGCTCTCAATGCGGCGCCGCCTACGGCTCCGCTTCCCTGGAACGATCCCCGGGTGCAGCCCTGGATGCGGCCGCAGATCGAGCCATCCGAAATTAAAGTGCACCCACGCGCGGTAGTCGGCAATGACATCACGCAGGTTATCGAGCTGGTCTTTCCGGCGCCGATCGATCCGTCCAGCTTCGATGCCGCGGACATCGGCATTTCGGTGGATCCGCTGGTGAACGATCCGCTGGTGGCCGTTCCCACCAATCTTCAGTCGACCGTTCAGGTCGATGGCAACAAAATCATCGTAACGATCACGGGGTGGACCTCATGAAGAAACAACTCTTTTCTCTGTTCGAGACGCAGAGCGGCTTGATGCTGCTCCTCTTTGCCGGCATGCTCATCTTCGCCGGTCTGACGATAGTCATCATCTTCTGCGCGCCGGCCAACGAGAAGGCGTTCCTGCTGTTCTCTAACCTGCTCACCGGTTTCACCAGCTCGCTGCTGACTGCCGCGCAGGTCAAGCGTAGTTCCAACGCGCCGGATGCCCCGGCTAATCCGAACGCGCCGGAAGACGCGGGAGCCGCTAAATGATCTACCCAGGCGACGTCTATTTCTTTGTCCTTCCGCTCATGCAGGGTGACGGTACATCGCCGACCCTCGCAATGGCGCCGCTGATTACCATCCTGAATCTTCAGACCCGAGCGGCGGTGATTTCACCATCCCCGTCCATGGTCTTGCAAAACGGGCTGCCGGGTACCTACGTGTACGGGTGGAACACATCCGGATTGCCGAACGGGACTTATCTTGCGGCCGTCACATACGCGCTCAATGGCGTTGTTTTCACGAACCAGGTCATTGAAACCGTGCGCCTGGGCGACAGCATGATCGTCAGCCAGGTGGCGCAGGAAGCCACGGTCGCCAAGGATCTCACGGTCGCCAAGGACGCCACGGTGATGCACGCCTCCCAGTACACCTACAACGACCCGGGTCCCACTTTGACGGCCATTCTGGCTGCGCTTAGCGGCGTTGCCACGCAGACCCAGTTGGCGGCGGTCGCCTCGCAGCTTCAAGACGTTTATGACGCGACTACAGGTACCTGGGTTGTCGACAAGGTCGCCAATACCCTGACGATGCGCCGCGGCGGACCGGCTGGCGCCGCGATAGCGACTTTCAACCTGATCAACACCAGCACACAGAGTTCGCGCCAGCTCATCACCGACTGATTTAAGCCATGCTTCAGGCCGACCCATCCGAGTATTTCACCCGGGGACAGGTGCGCAACCTGCTTTCCACAGTGGAATCGCAGCCTGGCGCCACAGGACCCGCAGGCGCTTCTGGATCTGCGGGTCCGCAAGGGAATCCGGGCGCTCCCGGCGCGACAGGCGCTACGGGCGCACAAGGTCTGCAAGGGACATCCGGCGCGTCCGGTTCCGTTGGGGCTACTGGTCCCGCCGGGGCGACCGGCTCTGGCGCGACAGGCTCCTCCGGAGCAGCAGGAGCATCGGGCGCGACAGGGGCATCCGGAGCGGCAGGCCCGGCGGGCGCATCGGGTGCGACGGGCGCGACGTGGTATCAGGGGACTGCCGTTCCAACCGGAACCCTCGGTCAGGACGGCGATTTCTATTTGTTCGAGGGCGCCACCGTTGGAGTAGCTCTTGCCGGCGACATTGGAAACACTCCCAATTTGCCGCATGTCGTTGGGCTTCAAGGCGTCCCTATCAGTGTAGTTGCTCCAACCGATGCGCAGGTTTTGAAGTATGGCGCCTCTGCTGGAAAATGGGCGCCTGCGACGCTTGCTGGAACATCGTATGGCCCGCTTGCTTCGTTGCCTGCGGCTGGTGTTGCAGGGCGTGTTTACATCCCCACGAACAGCGTGTACACCATGCTGTACGACACCGGGTCTGCATGGCTCTATTTCGTGGATGGGGTGCAGGTAACCCCTCCTCCGGCATTTAGCTGGGCGAACCAAGGCACAGCGACCGTTCAGAACACTACGAACGGCGAAGAGTTCATGAATGCGCCGGCTACCACAAACAGCAATAACAACTTGATCGCAAGGCTGGCTGCATCACCCGGCTCACCGTTCACAGTAACCATCGGCATCATTCCGGTTTTGGCCTTGAACTCAAACACGACCGCGTACACCGCCAACGCGGGATTGGTGGTTCGTGACACCAGCGCCACGCCAAAGATGTCGGTTCTATGGACTTGCGGGCCGGCGGAGTATTTAGGATTCTCCCACTGGACCGGATACACATCCTGGAGTCCGATCACCTACATAACCTATGGGTACGCCAACAAGGTCTATCTGCGGATCAAGGACGACAAGGGCGTTTCGAACAACATGATTTACAGCATTTCGACCGACGGCGTGCATTTTGTCCAATTCGCCAGCGAGTCACGGACTGCCTTTCTAGCAAGCGACGCGGTCTATTTGGGATACGCCGTCGATACCCAGGTGAATACGTTCGCTTCCGGTTGCACGATTTTTCATTATTCGGTAACAACCCCCTAAGGGAAAGATCATGCCGAACGGCGACATCTATAAGAGACAGAGCGGTTCGTGGGTGCTGGTCACCAATATTGGCGGCCCCGCTGGAGCCTCATCCACAGTAGCAGGACCCACAGGCGCAACCGGCGCACCCGGTCCCGCTGGGGCTACCGGACCTTCTGGCGCTGTGACATGGCCGTTCCAGGTTTATCAGAGTAATGCAGCCTTGGGTGTGAGTGTTACTTTGCCAAATGTAGTTGCCGGTCACTTCATAGCCGTTCTGGCAAATAACTCGAACGTCATCACAGGATGCAGCGACGGGGTCAATACATACACCAAGATCGTCGGGGGCGGTCCTACGGACGGGACGTATGGGACTTTGTACTTCACGAAAGCAACCACTTCCGGATCGTTGACCATCACGTTCGGGGGTACGGCATCCTATGCCAACATCGCAGCTTTTGAGTTTTCGGCCAGCATCACCGGCACTGTAGATGTGTCCGGGACGGCGACCACCCCGGCCGGAATATCCCTGACCACGACCCACAACAACGAAGTCGTGATCGCCGGGATTGCTTTCTCCCACAGCGCCAATGCATCCCTGTATGGGGTTGCCCCGGTGGTGCTGTTCATCGGGATAGGTACGTCCGACGCCACTTCCATTGGTGGCTTTTTCGCTTCTGTCGCCGGCACATACATGTGCAACTTCATTTTTAACGGCACCATCACGGACGGGGTCGTACTCGCCGGGTCTTTGTATTAGTCAGTAACACAATTTAGAGGAACTGAATATGCGTTTTCATATCGTTTCCCTGCCTCACACGCAAACCACCAAGGAGTACTGCGCTTGCGCATACACACAGAAGGTCTTGAACTTCTGCAAGATGATGAACGCTCTCGGGCATCAGGTATTCCACTACGGCGCCCAAGGAAGCACGGTCGAGTGCACCGAGCACATCGACATTATCAGTTCCGAAGAGCAGTGGAGCTTCTTCGGAAGCCACGATTGGAAGGCGCGCGGCTTCTCTCTCGGCTGGAACGCCGATCTGCCGTATTGGAAGCTGACGAACCTGCGCGCGTCGAAAGAGATCCGCAAACGCGCGAAGCCGGGAGATTTCGTATGCCTGATCGGCGGCAACTGCCAGAAGCCGATCGCCGATGCGCTGCCGGATCTCATCGTTACGGAACCCTTCGTGGGCTATTACGGGGTGTTCACCAGGTACCGGGCTTTCGAGAGCTACACGCACCAGTCCGGCGTGTATGCGCAGCTTAACCAGAGTCCGGACGGGTCCATCTGGGATGCGGTGATCCCGAACTACTTCGACCCCGCGGACTTTCCGCTCTGCGCGGAGAAGGGAGATTACCTGCTGTATGTGGGCCGTCTGATCCGCCGCAAAGGGTTGGATATCGCCGTCGCCGCGGCGAAGGCTTCCGGACGCAAGCTGATCCTGGTTGGGCAGGGCGCGAAAGAAGTCACCGAGAATTCCCTCACCACGGACGAAGGCCAGCAGTTTCCTCTTGGGGATGGGATCGAATACGTGGGCTACGCCGATGTGGCGAAGCGCGCCGCCCTGATGGGCCATGCGCGCGCGCTTCTGGCGCCAACAACCTACGTCGAGCCGTTCGGAGGGGTGGTTGTCGAGGCGCAGTTGTGCGGTACGCCCGTCGTCACCACGGACTTCGGCGCATTCTGCGAAAACGTGAACGACGGGGTAACGGGTTTCCGCTGCCACAGCCCCGAAGAGTTCGCCGCAGCCGTGGCGACCGGGGTCGATGCGCTCAATCCCGAACAGATTAGGGAATGGGCCATGTCCAGGTACTCGCTGGACGTTGTAGCCCTCAAGTTCGAAAAGTGGTTCTCGATGCTGGCAACGTTTATAACCGCTTGTTAGTAAAGATGCTGGCGAAATAGAGACACTATGTGGGATTCCGGTAGTTCGGTCCGATTCTTCACGTTCGAGATCCTCGACATCAACAATGTCCCGGTGACGACGCGGGCCCTCGCCGATTTCCAGATTACGTTTCTGCGCAATGGCGCGGCCTGTTCGGACGCACTGACCTTCCTGAATAACGGCGACGGGACGTACAAGCTTTCCTACGTCCCCTCCGGGTACGGGCAAGATGTCATCACGGTCTACGATGCGCCCACCGATCTGCGCTTCACGGATATTGAAGATCTCTACGATTTCGCTTCCGGCGCAAGCGGGGCCGGCCCGACAGGATCCGGGTCGAATGTTGGATCGAGCGGCACGGCCTGCTGCCTGAACCAGGACTTCGGCGGCGCGGGATGGTTGAAGCCGCCCGTGTCCGATCCGACCAACTACCGGATGTTGGTCTTCAGCTCATCGGACTGGCTGGGGAATCGCCGAACCGACGCCTATTCCTACGGAGCGTCGGGTCTCGACTCGGCTGGCAACTGGTCGACTGCGATTTACGTGCCGTCCGGAACGTACTATGTGGTCGCGCAGAAAACCGGAACGTCCGTTGTTGTGGCCGCCAACCTGGCTGTCAGCAGCGGGGCCACAGGCGCAGGAGCTTCCGGTACCAGCGGAACAGGTTCACAAGGCGCTACCGGAGCCACCGGGCCGCAAGGTCCTGTCGGCCCTGGCAGCGGCGCTACTGGAGCCACCGGCCCGCAGGGACCGGCGGGCGGTTCAAGCGGAACATCTTCATCGTCAGGCGAACCGTCCTTCATTCCGCTGCAAACCCCCACGCTGGTAAACGGCGTATCGGGCGGGAACCTGGGCAGTTCCGGCTATACCTACGTCGAGGGGAAGTATCTGTTCTCCACGGCCGACAACGTCGGTGGCGCTGGAACGCAAGGTTCTTTCTCCATCTTCGACGTCTCCAAAGTATCGGTTTCCGTGGCGCCGACCCTGGTGGGCCAGATCGTCAGCCCGAGCCTTCTCTACGCCGAGGGGTTGTGGGTCGATCCTACCTGCAGCTATGCAGTCGTGTGTGTGATGGGCGGAGATCCCGCGGGGACCGCTCAGCTTGCCAACGCGTCGGTCAAGGTCATCTCGGTGGCCGCCTGCATCGCGGCGTACGAAGCGCAGAGCGCCGCAGTGGAACCGACCGTAATCGTTACCTTGACGGACTCGGTCAAGCTTTCCAGTCCGGAAAACCTGCTGATGGTGGAGACCGCCTCGGGATGGTTCGGTTACGTTTCCAATGTCTTTTCCACAGGCACCAATGACTACACGGTCATCAACTTCTCGAGCTTCACGGCCCCTGTCGTGGGAATCTCGATCAGCAGTTCCTACTTGGCCGGCGCGGTCTATGCAGTTTATCTGGGAACGACGATCTACTGCACCAATCGCAGCGGCTTTCCCACGTCCGACAGCGCTTCCTACCTGACGGCGATCGACATTACGACCCCGTCCGCACCCGCAATTACCGGCGCTCCTTTGAATTGCAGCGGCACCTGGCTCACCGGGGTGGAAGTCGGCTACTACGCGGAATACGACAAGATCTTCGCGTTCGTCGCGCAGAGCGAAGCCAGCGGCATTGTGGTCGCGGATGTGACCAACGTCGCCGCGATGAAGATCGTCGCAACCCTCACCGATTCGACAAGCTTTAATCAACCGTCGAACGTTCACAAGATCGGTTCGATTCTCTTCTCGACAGCATACGGAGTCCCCTCCGGCATTACGGAAACGGACGTGTCCAACCCGTACATTCCGCGGGTGGTTTCCTTCACGTCCACTACCGCCCTCGGGCTCTCAGGCACTCAGGAGTTCGACCATCTGTTCATCCGGCCGGGCGACACGCGCGGGTATCAATCCGATACCTCGGCAACTGGCGGGGTGTATGTAATCGAACTGGGAACGGTTGCGGTGGACGCTGCGCCGAGCCCGGCGCTTATTCCGGCGACGCTCACGCTCATGAAGGTGACCGACGGCGGATCGAACGGCAGCATTACGATTTCGGCGACCGGCCGCGTTACCGCGTACACGGCGCCTAGCTAAGTGGAGGGTTTATGCAGAATCTCGTCGTCAACATTGTCTTGCCGAAGGGCCTGGCCATCGAAGGCGGGGCCGCGCTGCAAGATGACGTGACCTTTCAGGTCGTCGGCCAGGTTGTTCCTTGGTACTGCTCGACCGATCAGGTCCGCAACCAGGGCGGCGTCTTCATGCGCAGTGCGTCCGATATCGCGATCGCCTCTCAGATCTACCAAACCGGCCGCGATGCCGATGCCTTGAGCTTCATCATCCCGCATACACCGCATCCGGGGTCGAATCCTCACAGTGAAGCCGTTAAGGAGTACAACCGCTGGCTTTATGCCCGCCAGCAATACACCTGCTCGATGAGCACCGCTCGAATTCTCACTAACATGTACGACATTGACCATTCCCGGGGCGTCAAGACGTTGGGGAACTTCAGTGTCACCCGTATCGACATGAACAAAGGCGGCGGAGTTCCGAAAAAACTCGAACTGCTGTTCGACAACGCGGAAGAGTGGGCGATGACCCTCAAGAGCGGCGGCAGAGTAGGTATGGGCGGGAGGCCTGTACCCGTCATGGCGGCCAAAGGTCTTTACGATCCGGACTTCCCGACGGGGCGCACCTGGAGGGTCGTCGGGATGGGTGCCAATATGAAGTCGGCTCCGGGGTACGGCGGGGACGGAAAGCCTGTGAAGTTCGGGTCGCCACCCGTGATCCAGTTCCGCACCGGCCGCTACATGGGCGGGTACTTGAACCTGGTCCCGGCGTACATCCTGGGCAATCTGGTGTATTGAGCGGAGGCCCTATGATCAGCCAGAAATACTATCCGCGCTCTTCCGTCTTCAACCTCCGCGAAGAACTTGTCGATCTTCTCTACGGAGATAAAGACAACCCCGGCATCGGCCAGGCGGTTCTGATCCGGCGGCTGTTCGACCAGCATTGCATCTGCTGGGACGGCTTGCGCGGATCTCCGGACCCGCACTGCCGATACTGCGACGGGGAGGGTTATTTGTTCGTGGAGACCCTCAATACGGCGTATGTGGTACGTAACTTCGGAAGCGTGCTGAACCCGGCCACGGTGATCAGCCGGCAGGAAGGCCAGGCGGAATACGGTCTTACCGATGAGAACCGGGCTCTCGCTTTCTTCGAGCATCAGGCATTTCCCAACTACGAGCGGTACCTGCGTCCCGATCATCCGGCCTACGACAAGATGTACGAGTTAAAGGTCGACGCCAGCGGCCGGCTAATCAGGCCGGTGGTCCGGACCGCCAAATGGAAGCTGCTTTCCGTCACCCCTCACCGCGGCGATGAGGGGCGTATAGAGTTCGTGGAGTGCGGCTGCCAGAAAGAAAACGTGTAGCCGGGTTCAGCCGCACCTATACTATCCAGCCGATGACGCATGTTGGATAGCCAAAATCAGGAATTCGCTCCCGGCGGGGCGGCCAGGGTTGAGTGGGACACGTTCTTTGACGCCGTGGAGTCGGCCATGAAGCTCCACGAGGACTCGACCCGGATGCCGGATTCGCTCCGGCCAGTTTTTATCGAGGATTTCCCGAAGGAACGGGAAGGCAAGTTCGATACCAGCCTGGACGTAATCCTTTGGGCGGTGGACGCCAGCGCAATGGCGCCGAGCAGCAACTCTGGCGACAGAGTTCCTAACGGGATCATGCTTTTGGGCGAGCAACCCTGCCGGGATAAGGCAGGTTATCTGACCCAAACGTGGGGTTGGAAGGAGCTGATGACGGCGCGGTTCACCGTCTACGCCAAATCCAACGAGCGGGTCAACGAATTGACCGCCTGGTTCCACCGGATGATGATGATTTACGCGTTTGGATATAAGTTCTTCCAAGCGCGCGGTGTTTCGTGGTTCAAGTTCCTGAAACGGGAGCGGGACGAGCTGTCGACGGAGTTCGGCCAGGTGTTGTACCGAACTCACCTGCTGTACGAAGTAAGGCTTGACCTTCGCAACGATTACGAAGCGAAGCTCTTGGACACTGCGGTAATAACCCTCGGAATGCGCCGTGGCGGCGAGGTCGAGGAGTTCGATGTCAACATCCAGACGGCCTTGAACCGCAACCGATAAAGAAAAGGGAGTAGCGACAAATGGGTACTTACAATTACTTGCCGGGCTTGCAGATTCAAACCCTCGACGGAGGGCTGGCTACGAAGACAACGCCCACGGCCAAATCCACCGTCATCGTCGGCACTTCCGGAATCGGACCCGCGAATACGGTCTACCAGGTCAACGATCCTTCCGTGGCCGCCGCCGATTTCGGGTTTGCGGGCAGCCTGATCCGGGGGCTTCAAGAAGTGGCCCAGGGTGGATGCGACAACATCTACCTGTTCCGTATGGGAACCTCGCCGGCGGTTCTGTCTGGCGTGGGCGCGGTCAACAACTCCGCCGGGCAGCCGGTTTCCGGCCTCGACGTGGGTTTCACTCTGACCTTCAACACGGTCGAAGCGGACGCGGTCAGCCGTTATCAGGTGAACTACGACGGCGCCGGCACGCTCATCGTCTTCCTCGACGGGAACATCTGCTGGTCGAATGTGGCCAACAACGCCGTCGATACCGGCGATGTGGACGTGGAAGGCGCCGCGCGGGCGGGCCTGAAGGTGCAATCCACTTCGACTTTGACCGATGCGTTCAGCAAGTCGGTGACCCTCACGGCCGCTGCGCTGCTGACTTCCGTGACTGTCGGGGCTTCCGGAGCGAGCGGCGCTTCCGGCGCTTCCGGCGCTGGGGCATCTGGGGCTGGCGCGACTGGGGCAGGATCCACCACGAACGCCGCGCCGACGTTGGTCCTTCCGGTGACCGGTCTGAACCTGACCAAGCGCCAGATCTACGCGGCCCTGATCAAGGCCTTCCAGTTGCTCGAGATCTTCCCGATGCAACAGGTCTTCTGCCCGGACGCGGTGGCCATGAATCCGGCCATCCAGTTCAAGGCCGGCGTCACCGACGTGGGCGTGAACTCGAACGATCCGGCGACCAACCCGAATGCGCTCGACTGGCTGAATACCAGCATCGACGATGAAGGAGAGCTGACCTTCCACTGGGCCAGCGAGACCGCGGACAGCAACGGCGACACGTGCGCGGCCGTGACTTTCACCTGCGTGACCAACACCCAGGGCACCGGTCGGCTGGATCTCGACTACCACGAGGTCTGCTTCGAATACGCCATCGCCCGCTTCTGCGCCAAGCAGAGCCAGAACCAGGGCGGCTGCGAGGGCTTCATCGGGTTCCCCGAGACGGGCAGCTACGGCCCGGTCGGCCTGCGCAATTGGATCGGCTTCCGGCCGACGCTGGACGCCAACGGCAACCCGGCGACGGGCGGCAAGGGCCTGTGCGGCGACGTGTACCTGGTCGGGACCGTGTCCAGCAAGCTGAATTCCCTGGTGGCCGATTGCTCGACCAAGACCTACCGGACGCCGGGCATGTACCAGACCATCAACCCCGACAACGCCCAGGACTTCGGCGAGTACGACGAAGGCTTCGTGATCGACGCCAACCTGTGGCCGGTCGACATCGGGGCCTACCTGAACGCTGTCGGAGAATGGGCCTATGTGACCAACGGGCTGGGAACCTACCGGGCCAACCTGGCCGGCGTGGTCTGCGGCTTCAGCTCGACGCTCGATCCGAAGAGCGCCCTGACCAACAAGCCGCTGCCCAACGTGGCCCAGATCTACCAGGTCACCCTGGCGCAGCTCAACGAACTGACCGCGGCCAAGGTCAACATGCTGCGTTTCAAGGGCCCGGCGACGCCCCCGGCCCTGCTGCACGATTACACCTGCGCCAACAGCGCCAGCGATTTCATCTTCAAGCTGCGCATGCAGATCAAGTTCCTGGTCTGCCAGGTGCTGTTCCAGGAAGCCGACAAATTCATCGGCCAGAGTTCCACCGACGGGCTGACCCTGGCGTCGCTCAAGACGGCTCTCGACAAGCGGATGATCGACCTCCAGCAGCGGCAGTACATCGCCGGGTACACGATCAACATCCGCTCCACGCTGGCGGACCGCCGGATCGGCCGGCTGTTCCTCGATTACACGTTCGATCCGCCGGATGAGGCGGTGCAGATCCGCGGTACGGTGGCGATCGGCCGGTCTACCGGCGCGACCAGCTAAGGCACTTGGGGCGGTCTAGGCCGCCCTTAATTCCAGAGGTCCTGGCGGCCCTGTCCAAAGAGAGGTCTTCCAACCATGTCTCCGTCTCCAATTCAGAGTGAAGTTACCCGTTCCTACAACAGCTTCTCGGGCAGCGACATCCGGGCGTATATCGGGCCGCAACCGTTCGCCGAAATCCAGGCCGTATCGTATTCGGTGTCGCGCGAAAAAGCTCCGATCTACACCATGGGGTCCGCCGACCCGCGGAGCTTCAGCCGCAACAAGCGCGGAATCGCCGGCAGTTTGATCTGGGTCAACTTCGACCGCCACGGGCTGCTCGACGTGTTCCGGAAGCTGGCCGCCACCTTCGTCGCCAACTCCGACGATGTGCGTCCGCAATACGCCATGGTCGGCAGCACCTTCCTGGGCCAGACCGCGTTGTTCAACAGCGGCCTTGTGCGCGAGGGTTCGGCGATTCCCATCGACGCCACCGTGGATCAGGGGAACGTCGCCACCAACGCCACGGCTGGCTGGAAGGAGCTGGCCACGCCCTGGTACTCGGATCAGATCCTTCCGTTCGACATCACCCTCAGCGCCTGTAACGAGAACGGTGCGTGCAGCGGCATGAAGTTGTACGGCGTCGAGATCCTGAACGAAGGCGCCGGCGTCAGCATCGACGACGCGGTCCAGGAAATGCAAGCGACCTTCGTCGCGCGCTCGGTCGAGCCGTGGCAGGCCGTTGTGTCTCCCTTCAACGCCGCGTTGCAGGGGCAGTAAGACGTTCCTTCCTCTCCTTCCCTTAGGACGGCGGGCCGCTCCGGCGCGGCCCGCTCCCGCCGAGGCTAACGATGTTCACTAACCCGGCTCCTGTTCTTCCCACTCCCATCGGCGCTGCTTCTCCTATCGATAATGGCCCCTCTTTGATCTTGCAGGGACTTCCTACGCCTTTCATCCCTGAAGGTTTCGACGGGGTCACTTCGGGCGGCCTGTTGCCGGACGGGCCTGGTGTTGTCCCTCCCCCCACTTCGGCGCCAGTCGCCGGCACGGGACTGGTTGGTTCCACCGGCCTGGCTTCCGGCGGCAGCCTTTACGACCTGCCGACTACCAACAATTCCCTCAACTTCAACAACATCCTGGGCGTAGGGGTTAACTCGCAGCCGGTATCGCAGCCCGTTCCACCGCAGCCGCCAGTGGTATCGGAGCAGACCTATCAGTCCTATTCCGGGTCGGATATGCGGGTCATGCTGACGCTGTCTGATCCAACCGGCCGGGGCCAGAACCTGACCAAACAGCTTGTCGAGGTGACCACCTTGACGGTCAGCATTCACCGGGTAAAATCCCCAGCGCGCGCGTGCGGGTACATCAATCCGCGTGGATTCGCCCGTCACGGCCGGACCATCGCCGGGACCATCATCCTGACCCAGTTCACGCTGGATGTCATGACGCGGTTCCTGTATGGGCAGCAGAGCACGGACCTGTCCAAGGACAGCTTCTATCTGAAGTGCGACCAGCTTCCTCCGTTCGACCTGACGCTGATGTTCTGCGACGAGTACGGGAACTCCTCGACTCGCCGGCTCTTGGGCGTCGACATCGTGGACGACGGGACGATCTACAGCTCGAACGACATGTTCGCCGAGCAAACCTTGTCGTACATGGCCGCGGATTTCACTCCGCTGGCGCCGGTCAACAACCCGGCATTGATGACGCCGGATCCCAACAGCGTGGCCGCCGCGATCCAGCGGACGCCCATGATGGTGATGCCGGTACCCTGTCAGACCGAGCTTTCCCTGATCAATCCGCAATCGA